ACTTGTAGCTGATGTTATGGTTACAACTGCTGGAGCATCAGATGCATCCAACCTAACTGCCCCACAAGAACCCCAAACTATGGGTCCTTCTGAGGTACTAGGATAGGGGGTGATCCTGTATCTAAGCTGTTGGGGTCTCAGCTTTAAATAAAGACCCCCACTTAACTCAGTATAAGAGAAACATAAAATGCAGAAGTATAAAACTGGTATTGACAAGAAGGTCAAGCCGCAACTTCAATCTGATGGATCCTATAGGCCCGGACCTTTTGCTGACGCTAGGACATCCTTAGCTAAAGCTGTCTTTTCTAAGAAAGAAAGAGATGAGTTCTTTACGGAAGCGTATGGTGACATACTTTCAGATTTATTTATTAAATGGTTAAACACTGAAGCTCACTGCACTAAAGAGCGAGAGTATTTATATCATGTAGCTATGGGCTTAGGCTCAGTAAAAGAACGATTGATTCAAATAGAGACCTTTGGTTTCAACCAAGAATTTATTGACCAATCACATTTAGAAGATGAGGAACAAGATAATGATTCCAACTAATACATTAGACGAACTAGAAAAAGCTGAGTTCGATCTGATTAGATCACAAGTATCCTTAGTCAGAGAGATGGGCAAGGGAAACGAGAAAAGTCGATTACATGCTGGTACCCTGCAAGCAATGTCATCTGCACTCGTATTTGTACAAGCTAAAATCAAAGGACATGCGGATAACGCACCTAAGGTACATGCTGTAAAAAAGAAAGAAAGTAAATGAGGACTATAAGGGATAACAAATTATGAGCAACGAAAACATTCCAGCGTCTACCTCCACAGGAGATGACTCTGCTTTCAATGCTGGTCAACAACCACAAAGTTTTGATGACATTCCAGTACCGATGGGGCCTATGGCTAAACATCTTGGTCTCGAGGATGATCTACCAGAAGACTCTGTAGAAAGTGACCCGGAAGATTCTGTAGATGAAGTTCCCACTGAAGACGATACAGAGGAAGACGATACACTAGATCAAGAAGATGACACTTCAAATGAAGAAGAAGGTGAAGAGGATGATGATGAATCTGCCCAAGACACCGACTTACTGACCGAAGAGGATATTGATTGGGATTATAAAGTTCCAGTTAAGATTGATGGGGTTGAGCAACACTTAACTCTTGAAGAACTCCGTAAAGGTTATGCAACAGATCAAAGCTTGTCTAAAAAGGGAAACAAGATTAGTGAACAACGTAAGGAGTTTGAGACTGAACAAAGTAGCAAACTTCAAGAACTAACAGGCATGGCTGCATTACTGCAAGAACAACTTCAAGGTGAAGAAAATGAACTTGCAGCTGAGTACCATAGCTTTGATGATAAGATTAAGGAAGCCCGTAAAGAGGGTAGCACTTATGAAATCACAGAACTGAAAGATCAACGCGAAACTGCACAAGATGCATACTGGAACGCTCGAAAGAAACGTGAAGGTGTTGCGCAAGCTGTTCAGGAGAAACAACAACTAGAGTTCTCCCAACATCAAGAAATACTTGCAGCTAAATTTAATGAAGATATTGCTACACTTGTGCCATCGTTTATTGATGACGCAGATGCTATCAATCAGTTTGCATTGGATGAAGGTATCCCCCAAGAGATGATGTCTCTCGTCACTGATGCAACTGTTGTTAAGTTTATTGATGATTACCGAAAGCTAAAACAAAAGATAACTAAGGGATCTGTTAAGCGTAAGGCAACGCCTAAAGCTAAATCAGCCCCAGTTAAGAAAGGTCTTAGTCGTACGTCAAAACAAGCAAAAAAAGATTCTACAGTTCGTAATAAAGTTCTTACAGGTGAAGGTTCAGAGAATGATCAGTTAGCATTCTTAAAGAATCTATCCAAGTTCCGCTAATCCTTAACTTTTTACTTTTTATTTATAAGGAATATTTAACATGGCAGGACGTAATTTCGCAACAGGCGGCCCAAAAGCGGCAGCTGGAACTACTAGTTTAGGTGTATCTGAACGTGAAGACTTAGCTAATTTTATTACTATGATCACACGTGATGACACTCCATTTTATTCATCTATCGGCAAGACTAAGTCTAAAGGAATCCTACACGAATGGACTACTGATGAATTAGCAGCACCCGGTTCTAACCAAGTGGCTGAAGGTTCTTCTTACTCCACTACTCATGCAGCTCAAACTGCAGAGCCTATGCGTACTCGCTTGGGTAACTACACTCAGATCAACTCTAAGACTGTTGAAGTATCTGGTTCTAAGCGCGCAGTTGATCAAGCTGGCGTTGCAGACGAGTATGCTTACCAGTTGAAGAAGCGTGGTACTGAACTTCGACGTGATGTTGAGCATGACTTGGTCCACTCTTGGAACTCTTCAAATGGCTCAGGCACTCGTAAGATGGGTGGTTACCAAGCTTTCACCAATGTTAACGTTGTTAATGCTGGTAAGGCTGATGGATCTGCATACACTGCACCTAGTGCTACAGGTGCTGGTACTTGTGGTGTTATCGTACGTGGTGCTAATGATGCTAACTTGCTTGCTCTTGAATTGAGCAACGTTGATGACGCAATGCAGACTATTTATCAGGAAGGTGGTAAAGCCACTGTCATGATGACTTCACCTGCTAACAAGCGTAAGTTCTCTGCAAAAGCTCAAGCTGCTGGATCTAACGTATCTCGTAACATTGATGACACTGGTAAGCTTCGCCAATCAGTTGAAATGTATGACAGTGACTTTGGAACTATTAAGATCGTACCTAACTACATTATGGGCTTGGCTCATAACACATCTGGTAACGCCACTACTAGTTCTAAGGATTACTCTGCATTAGTTTATGATCCACAATGGTACAACATTGCTACCCTTCGTGCTCTACATGAGACTGAAGTAGGTCAGGCAGGTGACAGCACCATTGGTCAGATCGTAGAAGAATGTTCGCTAGAAGTTCGCAACCCCTCAGGTTGTGGATTGATCGTTGGTTTGCTTGGTTAACCACTAAGCTATACAAAGGGGTCCTCCAAAGGGACCCCTCTTTTTTCAGGAGGACACCATCTCATGGGCTTTAAATCTCAGGAAGATAACAAACACAGCTTTAACGTAGAAACAGATTTAAGTAACTTTTCTTTATCTCAAGACGTTAGTGCATACCGTGACTACGCAAAAGAATCTAGAGACATCTATGATGCTTCTGGTGCAGCTAGTCACTACAGATCATTTGCAGTGATACCAGATATTGTTGCAATAGACATACTCACCAATCATAAGATTGACATTAATGCTCAAGACTTTATGAGTGATAAACCATTAGTTGCAAGACTTAAAAAGATTATAATCTCAGAGTACCCAGATCTGCTTACGCATGGTCAGTCTCGGAGATACTAAAGAGGATATAATAAATGTCAACTCCAAAGTATACTGCATTAGTCGCCAAGGTACGCGATTGGGCAAACAGGGACAGCTCCGTGTTATCGGATTCGCTAGTTGCTGATTTTATTGATTACTCTGCAGACTTATGTTACAGAGAACTACGCATCCCTCCTTTGGAGTTTACACATCAGTATGCAGCAATCACAACTGCTGGTGAAACATCTCTTCAGATTCCACCAGATGTTACTGAGATACTTATGTTTCAAGTGAAAGACAGCGCAGGTAACTCGTTAGTCTTTGATAATAAATTAGACCTTAGGTCTTTCACAGATAAACACACAACAAAAGAACATGGTTCATTTACCCGTAAAGGGTCTGAGTTATTGTTCCACCCTGCAGCTTCGGTAGGAGACATATACGAAATACATTATTATCGTAGATTGTTTGATATGGATGCTACATATGTTGTCAGTCAAGCTAACATAGATGCTGGCAATACTACTTCATCTAACTCAGGTGTATCAGGTGCTGTTCAGATTGGAGGAGCATACTACATAGGTAACGAAGTTTCTAACTGGTTACGTGATGAGAACGAACGTATTCTTTTATGGGGTGCATTGCATCACGCCTTTGAATACCTAGGTAGTGATGACCAAGCAGCTAAATACCTTAATAAACAAATGGCAGGTATCAACGAATTAAATAGTGAAGAGAAGAAACGTAGGGTTTCTGGTGCTTCTAATGCAGCCACTTACCAAGTGTCTGAGTTACTATAAGGAGACCACATAGATGGCTATTACATATTCTCCTAGCGCTTCGGGTGCTGGGTTAGTAAACAACGGAGCCGAAGGTGGTTCTTTTAGAAGTGAAACAACAAGTGAACTTGCATCTTCATTAACAGCAGCTGGCGCAGCTAACTTGTCTAAAGTTGCAGCAGCTTTGTCAGCTGCAAATGCAGCAGCAAGATTAGTGTCTACAAACGCTGATGTTGTATTGACCAATGCAGACGTAGTCTTAACTCATGCTGATGTGGTGTTGACACATGCAGATGTAGTTCTTGCAGAAGCAGACAAAGTTCAAACCGGGTTAGACCGAGTCGCCACTGCAGCTGATAGAGCAGCTATCGTAACATTGTATGATACATTTGATGACAGGTACTTAGGTACTAAATCATCAGACCCAACAGTAGATAACGATGGTAACTCTTTGTTAACAGGTGCTGTTTACTTTAACAGTTCACTAAACAACACTAAGTTTTATAATGGTTCAGCTTGGGAAAACCCTGAAGCTACTGCAACATCTGGTGCTAATACTGCAACCACTCAAGCAAACAACTCAGCTGGATCAGCTACTGCATCCGCTAATTCTGCAACTGCCTCTGGTAACTCAGCAACAGCAGCAGCTAATAGTGCTTCTGACTCAAATACAAGCGCAGGTCAATCAGCTGCACAAGCAACTAACTCTGCTAACTCAGCAACAACATCTGCTAACGCAGCTACTGCAGCCCTTGCATCTAAGCTATCGTTAAGTGGTGGTGTAATGACAGGTGCTGTTACCACTAACAGTACTTTTGATGGTCGTGATGTATCTGTAGATGGTACTAAACTAGACACTGTTGAAACCAACGCTACTGCAGATCAAACTGGTTCACAGATTAAAACTGCTTATCAAGCTGAGACTAACGCTTTCACTGATTCACAGTTTACTAAACTATCTAATATTGAAACCAGTGCTACTGCAGATCAAACTGGTGCACAAATTAAAACTGCTTATCAGGCTGAGACTAATGCGTTTACAGACGCTCAGTTTACTAAACTATCTAATATTGAAACTAGTGCTACTGCAGATCAAACTGGTGCACAGATTAAAACTGCTTATCAGGCTGAGACTAACGCTTTCACTGATTCACAGTTTACTAAACTATCTAATATTGCAGACAATGCTAACAACTATTCGCACCCATCAAATCATGCTATATCTGTTGTTACTGGATTACAGGCAGCGTTAGATGCTAAAGCAACAACGACTTCAGTTAATAATTTAGCAACAGTATATGATCCTATTGGTACCTCGGTAGCAATGGCAATAGCCTTAGGAGGTTAACCAACAATGGCAAATACATTTAAGAATGCAGGTGTGGCAATTGGTACGTCACGCACAACATTATACACAGCACCAGCTAACACTCAGTCAGTTATACATGCACTATACATCTCTAATATTGACGGAGTAAACGATGCTAACGTAACAGTAGAGGTTACAATAGATGGTGGCTCAACCTATCGGCACATTTGTAAAACAGTCCCTGTGCCAGCAGACTCTACTTTAGTTCTGGATAAACCTATTAACTTAGAAGCTGGAGATATTCTTGGATTAACTGCATCAGTTGCAGGTGATCTTGAAGTATTTGCAAGTGTTCTAGAAATTGCTTAAGGAGATAATTTATGTCTTATATAGGCCATGTCGATGGGTTTGCATCAGTACAAGCAGCATTAGCAAAGTATAAGTTTGTAGCAACAAATAACCAGACTACATTCACAGGTGCAGATTCCAATAGTAATACATTAGCTTATATAGCATTTAATATTATTGTAACCTTGAATGGTGTTACCTTAGATGAAAGTGATTACACTGCAACTAACGGTACTAGTGTAGTTTTAGCTACAGGTGCTGCCACAGGTAGTGAGATAGTTATATTAACTTTTAATGATTTTTCAGTTGCTAATCATTATACTCAGGCTCAAAGTAATTCTTTATACAAGTCAATATCAGCAGCAGAAGGTGGTCCAAGTTTAGGCACTAACTCAATCATAAGAACCAATGCCAACACTATCAGTGAGAACATAACAATACCAGCCAATACTAATGGTATGAGCGCAGGTCCGATAACGATTGCTGATGGTAACACAATAATTTTAAATGGCACTTGGAGTATCGTATGAGTACGTTAACGCTTAAAGAACTATCCGCACCTACGGGTGAGGTGATTAAGATTGCAGCAGGTAAGACCTTAGACTTGAAGAGTCAGGGTACGACTACGTTACCCACAGGCTCAGTGTTGCAAGTAGTCTATGCAAGCACTAGCACAACAGTTCAAAGTTCAAGCACGGCTCTTATAGATACAGGGTTAACTGCCTCAATCACCCCATCATCTACTTCTAGTAAGGTCTTAGTAATTATTTCTCAAAATGGAATGAGAAAAGCTGTAGGAAATACAGATAATAGGATTCTTTTACAACTGTACAAAAACAATGTAAGCCACACAAAAATTGGGGGCGGTATGGGCTGGAACAATGCTAATGATTATAATGGAGAGAACTCAAGTTTATCTTTGTTGGACAGCCCTTCTAGCACTTCTTCTCAGACTTATAAAACAATGTTCAGTAATCAAGTAGGGGCATCAAACGTACAGATTCAGCATTCTAACGCAACCTCAACAATCACACTTATGGAGATACAAGGATAATGGCTTCTAAACTAAAAACAGACGTTCTTGAAACTGTATCAGGCAGTGGCACGATTGCATTGACTAACCAGTTAAGTGGTATGACGAGTGCTAGTGTTCCTGCTGGTAGTGTTTTGCAGGTGGTTCATGCACATACCACTACTGGACTCACGTTAACTGCAACCACCTTTGTAGACTCTGGATTGTCAGCATCAATTACACCATCCTCAACCTCAAGTAAAATACTAGTAGTTATATCCCATAATGGAGTTAGATCA